TTTTGTTTAGCTTCAAAATAAATACCATTAAGTACTTCCTGACCAATTTGGTTATCTAAATTTTTAACATCCTTATAATCAAAATTATTTTCAAATCCTTCATTTACTGATTCTTTGAAATATTCAAGTTCAAACGGTAAATCCCATTTATTAGCACCTGTCAATCGCATCCAAGCCGATACGAATTTATTTGGGTCATTTATTGTCTTTAATTTATTAACTCTATTTAAATAGGTTTTGTCATCGAGTGCTTTTCCAGATTTGGCGAATTCAATTTCCTTATCTATATAATATTTTTTAACTTTTTTGAAATCTGGTTCTTGCCCTGATTTAGTTATATCTTTGTGAATCTTACCATCAACTTTAGCTTCTTCAGCCAAAAATTCAGCAAATTTACTTTCCCATGATGTTCTATTAACTATACCAAGTGAGTTTATAGGTTGTAAATCGATATAATTTTCTGTAATTACTTGTCGATTTTTTAAAATTTGGGTTGTTTCATTAAATCCAGCAGCATTTGTAATCATATTAGGAAATATCCTTTTTGCTTCTTTAAGGAAAGTTTCTTTACTTCCTTTACCTTCTTTAATTAAATTATATTGTTCTTGAAGGGTTTTCATTTTCTTCTTTTTTTAAAAGTGTTTCTATATCGTTAAAATAATCATCAATCATATCTGTACCTAAAACAACTGAAAAACTATTTGGGTTTTGTCTATAGTAAGATATGGTTTCTAATTTTCCTTGTCTTAATAATTTTTTTATATTAATTAATCTTGATTCTATTTTATCAAAAGCATCTATTCTACCTTGTTGGAATCTTTCAACATCTGATGTTTCTATATCTTCAATTAATTTATATTTATACATATTAGTAGTTTTTTACCTCTAGCCCAGATCCTTTTTGGACATAATTGCCATTTTTATCTTTAGGGACTAATTTGTATTTCCATTTAGAAACATAATAATTTTTTCTTACACCATCTTTATTGGCTTTTGGGCCAGGACCCATTTTTGAACCTTTAAAAGCATGTTTTGGAGAAAAACCCCCTGCTCCGCTTGAAGTAGACATTTCTTCTATTTCTTCATTAGTTTGAAATTTTTTATAAATTTCAGGGTGGTTTTTTCTTAACCAAGTTCTGTATTGGTTAAATTGTAACTTAATATTATTTGAGAGTGTCTCTATAAAAGGTTCATTTGAAGCTTTACTTAAATCTTTTAAAAAATTTTTTAATTTATTAAAAGTTTCAAATGTATTAGAGTAATCAGGAGTATATTCTATATCCCAACTAATACCTCCGGTTTCAGGATCAATTCCTGTTATTTTAGATGTAAAACTACTTTCTTCTTCTTTTAATTTATACTTATACCTGCCCATGAGAAATATTAATTTCTTTAATTAGTTCATAATACTGGAGTAAATCAACTAAATGGTCATTATTTATTTTAGAGTTTTTATCTAATTCAGTTAACATTTTAGCTATTTCTAAAATTTTAATTTGGGTAGCTTTATCTTGAATATTTTTAGATTCTTGAAGTAAAATAGCTTTTAATTCTATAATTTTATCATTATAAAATTTTCTTAAACTTGGGGTTGAGTCTATAGAATTAATAAATTCTTTTAAAACTTGTTTTTGTTCTTGGGTTAAATCTTTATATTTATCATTAAATTTTTCTAAAAGAAGTCTGTATGTAAGGATTCTTAAATCTTTATCATAGGATTGAAATTCATTAAGTATATCGTCTTTTGAATCCCCATTTTTGATTTCTTTCTTTGTAAGATGTTCTAAGATAGTTATTTTATTATCAATAATTTGATTAGTATTGATATTTTTAGGTGAATTATAAGACTCAATTAAAGTATATAAAGCTGCTAATTCTTTATAATTAGATACTTTAGCATTAAAGAAAATATCTATATCATAATGTTTTTTTATTTCATTAACCAAATTATATTTTTGTCTTCTAAGAGATCCCCTATTTAATTTTTGGGAAGATTCAAGAATAGTACTAAGAGTGATGTTAGCCTTATTTTCAGTTAAAGAAATAGATTTTAATATAGATTCATATAATTTATATTCTTTCCCTAATTGAGTTTTAACAAAATATTTTTTTAGGATATCAACAGCTTGGGAATCAGTTCCTCTTAAGGTATCAGCTGTAATTTGACGTACTAAAAGTTCAAAAAGAATACCTGTATTCTTGTATTTAGAATGTTTGATCTTCATCAAAAATATATTTATTTATAAATATCAAAAATTTTTTATTCTTTTAACTGATTTTCATCTAATAATGAAGTATTATCTTTAGATGATTCAAATACTAATTGTTTTTTACTCATTTTTTTAAATATATCTTTGTTTTTAAGATAAGATACTTTAGAACTTTCTAAAGTTAATGAATTTTTATTAGTTTTACTATCTGAAGAATCATTTTTGTCTGTATCTTTCATACGTTTAACACCTAATGGATCTTTTCCAAAATTACTATCTTGTTTACCCCTATTTGTAATAGAATCTTTAGGTCTTCCTAAATCGGAATCAGTATCATACCCATCAGGCACATTTCCAGGATCAGAATACATTCTACCTTTACCATATAATGAAGCTAAATCATGTGGTGTACCATAGGATTTACCAGTTTCAATAGGATCATTACCTTCATTTTCTATTTGGGCTGTTCTAAAGTTTCGTTTAACATCTTCTCTGATTAAATCTCTGTATTCATCATATTGATCTTCAGATAACTGATATATGTTGTCATAAATCCAATTAGTTGGGAGGAGTTTTTGATCTAAAAGAGCCTGAGAAAGTTCAGCTTTAGATTTCATTAGTTCAATCTTTTCTTGTTCAAAAATGATTGAAGGACTATTCATAGATAATTCAAAATTAGTAAGAGATTCATCTCTGTAACCTTGAGAATACAGATGTACTAGAGCAATCTTATTAAGCTCCGATACCATAATTCTCTGCAAACGTTCAATAGTACGGGCAAATCTAATATCTTCAGAGGCTAATGTTGCTTTTCCTTCAATATTTTCTTCATATCCAAGAAATGCTCTAGGTACTTTAAGGGCAGCAAATATTTTATCTCTTAAATATACTACATCAGTTATACCATCGTACTCTAAACCTTTTGTAGTATCTATCTTGGTTGAAGAATCATTACCTCTAACAGGAACAAAGAAATCTTCCATCATGTTTTGCATGTTGTATTTTAGATTATATTCTCCTGTATTCTGATCAACATATGGGGTACGTTTCATATTTGAAATAGTTTTTTGCATAAATGCATCTATTTCATTTGGTGGAATACCTCCTACATTTACATAAAATATCCTTTTTTCTGGGGCACGAGCTATTCTATGAATTAACATTGCATCCTCCATCAATGTATATTGTTTGAATATTTTACGGGCGGGTTCAATGTATGAACGACCATAAGGTAAATAGTTTGTATCTGCTATTAACCTAAAATGAGCCATTTCATAATTATCAAAATATACCCCTGGAGAATTATCTGGTTGGTTGGGGGTTTTGAAATATCCTGTATTTGTATTAGCTAAACCATTTGGTTCATATCTAAATCTTATATCAGCTGGGTTGTTTATATTGAAGCCTTCTTCTCTTGAAATATGAAATGCAGTATAAGGAATTACATTATATACACCAAATTTTTCAGCAATTTCTAATTTTAGGAAAAAATCTCCATATTTACACATTTGGCGAATCCAAGACCAAAGATTAAACTCAATATTAAGTACATCATAAAATAAATTATAAAGTATTTTTTGGATATCTTCGTTTGAAGAACGAATTGATAATACTTCACCCATATCATTTTTTAATGTTGATTCATCAGCTATAATATCTAGGGCAGAAGCAATAATTGCATCTTGGTCCATTACATCATATTCTGAGTATAGCTGGGGGCGTAGGGTTTGGTAATTAAAATTAAATTGTGCTCCATATAGTGAAGTTGGATTATTACTATATAATCTAGTAAATCTATCTACTAATGAATTGGTTTGTTATTCTCCACTAGATTGTATTTTACTACTATCACTTGTTTTAATCTGATTTCCTCCTTTTTTTCTAATGATTTCTTCAGTTGTTATTTTTTTT